CCTAAAAGTAGGCATATCTCTCACGGAACAGTGGGCGCACAATCCAACTGGAAAGCGCGCCCCTGAAAAGATCGGTGCCAATTGGCTAACAAGAAAATCCTCATCGTGGACGACAACCCGGATTTTCGTAAGGCCATCCGAACGCGCCTCAGGGCCAGCCACTACGATACTTTCTTCGCGGCGGACGGCGTCTCGGGTATAGCGCAGGCGCGCAAGCATCATCCGGATTTGATGATCCTCGACCTCGGGCTGCCGGCCGGCGACGGGTTCGCTGTGATGGCAAAGCTCAGGACGGATCATCCCGCTCTCGCCGCGATCCCGATCATTGTAGTGTCCGCGCACGACGCTGACGAATACAAAGAGCGCGCTATGCAGGCGGGCGCCAAGGCGTTTCTCGAAAAACCTATGGACGTGGGTCAACTTCTGGCAGCCATCCGCGAGGCCCTGGGCGCCGCTTGAAAGTAACGCGCTCATGCCCGAAGAAACACCCTCCCCCGAACCGATAAACCTGCCGGGCGATATTGAATTCTACCGAGACAAGGCGGCCATACCTCTCCCGGCGGCGACGACGGCGCAGCAGGATTTGACTTTCGCGGGCCAGCGCCGAGTCAATCTGATCTGGGAGCACACCCAGGCGATCATTGCGCTGGTGGTGGTGATCGCGGCCATGTTCGTAGGGATCTTGGCGGCGTTTCGCTCGAAGGGGGGAGATATTCCTACCATCATCAGCGTCGCGTTTGGCACGGTAGTCGGTTTTTATTTCTCGCGAACCAATCATGTGGCGATCGGCGGCGTGGGTCCGCAGCCGCGTGACGATCCTTACAAGGGAAGGTGAAAAATGCTGTTCATCATCATCGTGTTGCTGTTGATTTTCGGACTTGGCGGCGGGGCGTGGGGATACCGAACCTACGGCTATGGCGGAGGCCTCGGCATCGTTGGCTTGCTGCTTGTGGTCTTGCTGTTCCTCTGGCTGTTTGGCGCGTTCGGTGCGCAGCACACATTGCGTCTCGGTTATTGAATCTCTGCCAGCGGAAGCCGCGCGGCACTGAGTCACAACACAGTCACTCACTTTTCGCGCGATTGCGGAGCCGCGAAGCCACAAGCCAAAAAGATGTTGGATAGAACCTGTGCCCGTTGCGGCAACTCATTTCAAGCAGAAGCCAAAGAGTATACCTGCCCTGCATGCCGCAAGCCCGCTGGTATCCGCAAGCCATGGACCGGTCCTCTGTCATTCCGTGAGCAGCAGATCGTCAGTCACATAGCGCAGGCGAAATCCAACAAGCAAATCGCCTGGGATCTGCACCTGGCGGAAGGCACGGTCAAGGAATATCTGTACCGCATCTTCCGCAAACTGAACGTCTCGAACAGAACCGAATTGGCGCTACGACATGGCGGCAACAGCAATCGATCGACCACTGCGAACGTCTGAACGGACCGATGCGCGCGCGGTCCTCGAAGAGCAGTTCGATTATCTGATGGACAACGCGGCCACCGAGCAGGTGCGGTATCTGGCGCTCGAACTGGTGTTATTGAAACCGTTTCTATGCCAATCGAAACCGGTGGATCCATGGATTCTCGACTGAAACCTGCGATCGCGTTTAATTGGGATCGATCCCAGACCATTGCGATGGCCAAACCGCACTGCGCAAACTGCCATGGCTTCGGCATGCGCACTACCCGCGGTTGCGATCGGCAGCGCCCCTGTGAATGCGTTTTCCGGGCCATCTTCCGAGCCTGTTATGGACGCTTTCGAGACCTAATGAAACAGGAAAAACACATGAGCAGTGTGTCTCTCGAATTCGGCCATACCAAGGACAATCGTGTGATGTACGGCCGCAAGACCGAGGAGTATATCGCGGATTTCTGCCTGGTGAGCCGGCGCATACTGGACGAGTTCGAGTATGAGATTTTCCGGCGCCACTTCCTCGAAGGCGCTGACTACCACGCTTGCTGCAGCCGGATGAAGATCGACCGCTATGCGTTCTTTCATGCGGTCTATCAGATTGAGCAGAAGCTTGGCCGGACCTTTCGCGAGATGCGGCCGTACGGCCTGTTTCCGCTCGATGAGTATTTCGGCGGAACGGTGCGCTTGGGGTCACTCGCCAAGGGCGAATTTATTGGCAATCCCACGGATTCTCTACCAGCGGAAGCCGCACGGCATGATCCAGCCAGAGCCGGTTTTCCTGCGTACCCATAACCTATGATTATTGTTTGCTGGAACGCTTGATGGTTGACGCAACGGCCGTCACCGTCGCCAGCCTGGGCGAACTGGCTCCGGTTTTCGACAAAGCCCGCGAATACGCAGCGGCTTCGAAAGCGCCGAACACCGTGCTCGCGTATCGCAGCGACTGGCAGCACTTCAACACCTGGTGCCTCCTGCGGGGACTCGAAACCATGCCGGCGGCGCCGCATACGATCGCCCTGTTTATCGCCGATCTGGGTGGCGTCAACAAGCCGGCCACCATCATCCGGCGACTCGCGGCCATTTCCAAGGTGCACCAGGCGGCCGGGCACGAATCGCCCTGTGCCATGCGCCACGCCGAGGTGCGGGAAGTGCTGGCCGGCATCAAGCGCACACACGGCACAGCCCAGGCGGGCAAAGCAGCGCTATTGACCGATCATCTGCGCCAGATGCTCGACGTCATCCGGCCTAACAGGCTTATCGGTAAACGAGATACAGCCATGCTGCTGCTCGGGTTCGCGGGCGCGTTCCGTCGCTCGGAACTGGTCGCATTGACCATTAACGATATCGTCTTTAAGGACGATGGGCTGAAGGTCACGCTACGCCGCAGCAAGACAGACCAAGAAGGACACGGCCGAGCCGTGGGCATTCCGTATGGCAGCAGCCCGCAACTGTGCCCGGTGCGCTCGCTGCGTCGGTGGCTGGAGGCGGCAGGCATCGTCGAAGGGCCGCTATTCCGCGGTGTGAACCGACACGGCCACGTGGCCGAGCATGGCCTTACAGACCAGGTGGTGCGCAGGATTGTGCAGCAATACTGCAAGACGGCGGCCTTGGATGTCACGCAATTCTCAGCGCATTCGCTGCGCAGCGGGTTCGTCACCCAGGCGACTATAGGCGGAGCCTCGGAACGCTCGATCATGAACCAGACCGGCCACAAGAGCGCGGCCATGGTTCGCCGGTACACGAGGGATCTGGACCTCTGGCGGGATAATGCGGCCACGCGCCTCGGCCTCTAAGCCGTGCCATCCCACCCCACCGTCACCGCGGGTCCTTCCCGGCCGGCCCTCCGCGCGCGGGTCATGCGGAGGCGCCTTTTGTGTAGTTTTCATCGTTTTTCGACGGTTGACGGTTGGTTGACGGGTGACACCAGGCAGGTTGACGGGCGGGCTCACCGCTTACGCTAAGTACCGGACGACAAACGGCAAGCCGACGACGAAGCAGGCCGTGGCCAAGGCGGTGCAATCGGGCCGCATCCGCGCCGCCGCCGGCGTGATCGATTTCGCCAAAGCCGACAAAGACTGGGAGCGCCGCACCGATCCGAGCCGCAGAAGTGGCAGCCAGCCGGACAGCAAACCGGCGCCGACTGTTGAAGCTCCGGCCGCCGAAGCCGACGATGGCCCGCCCGTCGCCAACATCAACGACTTCCAGAAGTCGCGGGCCTCGAGGGAATACTGGGAGGCCGAAATGGCGCGCTTGAATTTCGAGCGCAAGCAGGGCGACGTGGTCGACCGCATCAAAGTCGAGGCCGCCTGGGGCGAACTCGTCTCCACCGTGCGCAACCAGATGCTGCTCATCCCGGATAAAGTGGCGCCGAAGGCGGCCGTGCTCACCGACGTGCTCGAATGCCGCGCCTTGATCGACCGCGCGGTCCGCGAAGCCCTCACCGACCTGTCAGAGCATTCGCCTGACATCGCGTGAGCGTCATTGCCGAGGTATCGCGCGCCGCCTACCGGCTGTTCGCCCCGCCGCCGGAGGTTACCGTCTCCCAGTGGGCGGACGAGCACCGGCGTTTGTCGCCCGAAAGCGCGGCCGAGCACGGCAAATGGACCACGCTATCGTTCCAGCGCGAGCCCATGGACGCAGTTTCGGACCCGCGCGTGCGCCGTGTGGTGATCAAGAGCTGTACGCAGCTCCTGAAGACGGTCACGATCGAAAACGCGGTCGGATATTTCATCGACCAGGACCCAGGCCCGATGCTGATCATTCAGCCACGGGACAAAGACGCCAAAGATTTCAGCAAGGAACGCCTGGCGCCGATGATTCGGGACACGCCGCGTCTGAAATTGAAGGTGGCCGACTCGAAATCTCGAGATTCCGGCAACACCATCGAGGAAAAGCGCTTCCCGGGCGGCATTCTGGCGGTCACTTCGGCCGGATCCCCGGGCAACCTGGCCCGGCGCGCCATCCGCTTCCTGTTTTGCGACGAAGTGGACAAATACGCGCTCTCCGCCGGCGCCGAAGGCAACCCGGTCTCGCTCGCGCGCAAGCGCATGGCCACCTTCCGGCACCGCGCCAAGGAAATCGATACCTGCTCGCCCACTTCCGAGGGCAGCGAGATCGATCGCGGCTACGAAGTCTCGGACCAGCGCCAGTTCTGGGTTCCGTGTCCCCAGTGCGGCCAGCATCAGTCGATGATGCTGAAGTTTCGCACGCAAGTGCGCTGGGATTCGACGCTTCCGACCCGCGAAGAGCAGGCGGTCTCGGCGCATTATCACTGCGAGCATTGCGACGCGGCCTGGAACGATGCCGAGAGATGGAACGCGGTCGAGCGCGGCGAGTGGCGCGCGGCGAAGCCCTTCACCGGGATCGCCGGGTTCTGGATCAGCGAGCTATACAGCCCGTGGAAGCAGCTCTGGGATATCGTCCTCGACTACCTGACCAAGAAAGACAACACCGAGGACCTGAAGACGTTCATCAACACGTCGCTTGCCGAGAATTGGGCCGAGCCGGGTGAAGCGCTCGAATGGGAACGCCTCCTCCAGCAGCGTGAATCGTACCCGGTTGGACAGGTTCCGGTGGGCGGATTGTTCCTGACGGCCGGCGCGGATGTGCAGCGCGAGAACGGCGGCCGCATCGAAGTCGAGCTTGTCGCCTGGGGACGCAATCGCGAATCTTGGAGCGTCGATTATCGAATCTTCTATGGCGATCCGACTCAGCCGGATGTATGGCGGCACCTGGAAGCGTTCCGGGCCCAGACGTTTGAACGTGAAGGCGGCGGAGTACTCTCGATCGAGCGGATGTTTGTAGACTCCGGCGATGGAACGATCACGCCAGCAGTTTACGAGTGGGTACGCTTGCAGCCCCGTCCTCAGACTTGGGCGATCAAGGGCTATTCGAAGGGCGATCCGGTTGGATCTCCGCACGCTGTCGAAGCCACGGTAGGCGGACGCAAGCTCAAATTCGGCGTGCTGTTCAAGACGCTGAACCCGGATTTCTTCAAGGGGCAGCTCTTCGCCGATCTCCGCAAGCGGCCGCCGACCGCCGACGAGCTGGGCTTGGGCTACGGATATCCCGCGGGCTTCTGTCACCTGCCGGAAGATCCGACCTATGGGGACGAGCACTTCAAACAGATCTGCTCGGAGCACTTAGTCACTCGCAGAGATAAGAAGGGGCGCGCGCAGCAGGAGTATCAGCAGACCCGGCCTCGGAATGAGGCGCTGGATTGCAGGATCTACGCGCAGGCGGCGGCGTGGGATTTCGGATCGCACCGCTTTCAGGAAAAACACTGGGCGGCACTCGAAAGCAGAATCGCAGCCAGCAAGCCAGTGACTCCTGGTGAGTCAGTTCAACCTGTGCAGAGACCGCAGCAGCGTATGCAGATCAGGCTAAGGTAACAATGCCCTATACAACTTGGCAACTCGACACAGCGATCGCTCAGCTAGAGGCTGCTCTACTGGCCGGAGCCACCGCGGCGGAAGTGTCCTTCGAAGGTCGGATGTATCGGGCTCAGACTGCCGCAGAGATCCGCAACCGGATCAGCTATTTCAACGCGCTCTATCCCACCGCCACCGACGCTCCTCCACAAGTTCCTAAGACCAGGACGTTCTATCTCTTCGGCGGTAAAGGCATCGGCTGGTAATGTTGAGCGAGTACCTCAAAACTCTCGGGCGCGCCCTCACCGGCCGGCTGACCGCCAACAGCCCCAGCACCTACATCTATCCCGCCGGCACGTCCGGCTACAACAGCGCCGCCATGGGCCGCCGCACGGTTACCATCGGCAGCTCGACCCGCGGCGTAAGCTCGCTCGCGCTTTCGGACGGCCCCCTCCTCACCGCCCGCGCGCGCAAGGCGGTGATGGACAATCCCCTGGCCGCCAGCGGAGTCACGGCGTTTATCGCCGAAGTCATCGGCACGGGCCTCCGTCCGCACTCGCGGCACTCCGATACCGATACCCGGCAACTGCTCGAGAAGGAGTTCGGCCTCTGGGTCCCGCAGGCCTCCGCCACGCGCCGTATCGGGGCGGACGGCAATTCCGACAGCCTGCAGGATTTCTACCTGCTGCAATCGCTCGTCTGCCGCAACGTGGTGGAGGCCGGCGAGGCCTTCGTCCGCCTGCGCCCCAGGATGGCGGCGGATTTGTCGCCCATCGGCCTCCGCGTGCCCCTGCAGCTCGAGCTGATCGAGCCCGAACAACTGCCCTTCTGGAAGATGTCGGGGCAAATGTCGTCGCCCACCAACCTGGTCCGCGCCGGCATCGAGTTCGATCAGATCCACCGGCGCGTCGCCTATCACTTCTATCGCGACCATCCGGGCGATTCGACCATCTGGCCGAATGCCTTCGAAGTCGTGCGCATCCCCTCGCCGAGCGTGCTGCACGTGATGGAGTTTCTGCGCGGCAATCAGATCCGCGGCATTACCTCGCTTGCGCCTATCCTGATCCAGCTCGCCGACATGGACGATTACGACGATGCCGAGCGTCTCCGTCAGAAGCTGGGCGCCTACATGTTCGGTTGGAAGAAGTCACTCACTCCGGACGATCCGCAGCTCGCCCAGTTGACCACGGTAGCCAACGACCAAGCTCCCGCCGGCGTGGCTTATGTCGAAGCGCAGCCGGGCACCATGACCATGCTCGATGCCAACGCCGGCGAAGAGTTCGATTTCTATTCCCACCCCGGAGTCACGAACACCTACGAGGCGTTCATGCGCGTGCAGCAGCAGACCATCGCCACCGCGCTGCGCGTCTCTTACGACCAGTTGACCGGCGACATGAACCAGGTCAACTATTCGAGCGCGCGCATCCGCCTGATGGGATTGCGCCGCATCTGGAAACAGTACCAGCACGCCGTCATGAAGCAGCAGGTCTGCCGCCCGATATGGCGCGCCTGGCTGGATGCCGCGGCCCTGGCTGGTGTCATCGACGCCAAGGATTACCGCAAGCATCCCGAAGAGTATCTGAATGTCGAATGGCTGGCGCAGCCGTGGGAGTATGTGGATCCAGTCAAAGACGTGACCACCGTCAGGATGGAAATCGAATCCTGCCTGGATTCCCGCGAGGCAAAGATAGCGGCAAGAGGCGACGTGCCCGAAGAGGTCGACGCGGCCATCAAGCGCGATCACGACCGCGAAAAGTTGCTGGGCATTGTGCCGGTGTATGGCAATTCCCGCGTTACTGAGACTGTTCCTCCCGGACAGAACGAGGACCTGGCTGGAACTGAGCCGGCCCCGCCCGACTCGCCCGGCGCTCCTCCGAGCCCCGCGCCCGGGAAAGGCAAACCAAAACCATGATCGCACTCCCCAGATTAGCCGGCCGCATCTTCGGCGTTCCCCTCGCCATCGAGCGCGGCAAGCTCGATGTGATCGTGGCCGCGGTCGCCCCGCGCCTGCTGGGTGGAGATCTCGCCATGTGGGACGGCGACGACGATCCCCCGCCGAGGGCCAAAGCCTCCAATATCAACCAGGACGGCGTAGCCACCATCGACATTCAGGGCACGCTGGTGAGTAAGTCGACCGGCATGGATGCCGCCTCCGGCTTGACCAGCTACTCGCAGATCGCGCGCGACTTCTTCGGCGCCGTCGATAACTCTTCGGTGCGCGGCATCCTGCTGAATATCGATTCGCCTGGCGGGGAAGTTCAGGGCATGTTCGACCTGGCCGACGCCATGCTCGCCGCGCGTGGCAGCAAGCCCATCTGCGCGTTCGCCGGATCGGCCTATTCCGCGGCGTACCTTCTGGCGTCGACCGCCGATCAGATCATCGTGCCGCGCGACGCCGGCGTGGGCAGCGTGGGAGTCATGCTGCTGCATTTGGATGAGTCGGGCGCCGACCAGAAAGCCGGCCTCAAGTACACAGCGATCTTCGCCGGCGATCACAAGAACGACGGCACCCCGCATGAGCCGCTGACTGACTCCGCCCGCGCGCGCATGCAGGAAAGAGTCGATGCGGTCTACGGCCTTTTCGTCGCGTCGGTGTCCCGCGGCCGCGGCATGACCGCGGATGCCGTAAAGAAGACCCAGGCACTCACCTACACGGGACAAGCCGGCGTGGCCGTAGGTTTCGCCGATGCGGTGGGCACCCCAGCCGACGCTCTGGCCCTTGTCACTCGCGCCGTACAGACCAACAAGAAGACACTATCCGCGGCCAAGGCCGCACAAGAGGAACGAATGAATATGTCAGCAATCGCGAAACACCATACCGCAACCTCGGACGCCCCTTGGGACGCCGCCGAGAACGTGAAACGGCTTCCGAGCGAGCAGAAACCGCTCCAAGGAGCGCACGCCTGGGAAGACCCCGCCGGGAATCCGGACAGCAAGGCGAGTTACAAGTTCCCGCATCACAATGTCAGCGACGACGGCAAAGTAGGCGCCGCCAATCTGGCCGGGGCCAAGGCCGGCATCGATGCGCTGAACGGCCCCGAAGGGAAGGCCATGCCCGCTGCCGATCGACAGGGCGTGCATGACCACCTGGCCGCGCACCTGAAAGACGCCGGCAAGGAAGTCCCGGAACTGATGGACCTGGACGCATCCGCCGCGGCCGCCGCGCTGCCGCTCCAAGCTGCAGAGACCGCCATTCCGGATGAAGTCCGCGCCGCCGCGCGCGAGCAAGCCCGTGCCGAGATCGGCGCCATCGTCGATATGTGCGCCATCGCCGGCAAGCCGGAGCTGGTTGCCAAATTCATCAGCTCGAACACCTCCGCCGAAGACGTGCGGAAGCAACTGCTGGCCGCCAAGGTAGCGGAAAACGGGCCGGAGCTGAACAGTTCTGTAATGCCGGGGGCCGATGCACTCAAGCCCGGCAAAGGCACGAAACCCACGGGCAAGGCACAGCCCTGGAAGGAAGTCATCGCCGCGCTTTGCGGGCGAAAGGAGAAACAAAACTAACATGCTTATTTACGAAGATCCCCGCATCGGCGATGTCCTGCTATGGCAGACCGGTGAAGAGGTCAACTACGTCGTCTCGACTGTCACTGTCGAGGCCGGTATTCCCGCCTGCGTTATCGGCCAGGTCCTGGGAATGCAGACCTCCTCGGGGCAATACACGCAACTGACGCCGGCCGCTTCGGACGGCACGCAAAACGTCGCCGGCATTCTACTCGAACCGATCACCCTCCCGCTGGGCAGTGTCTCGCCGTTGTCGACCAACCAGTACAACGTGCTCACCCGCGGCCCGGCCGTCGTGAAATCGACCGGCCTGGTCTATACCGCGGGCATGACCTCCGGACAGATCGCCACCGTTGCGACGCAGCTTCTCGCACTCGGCATCAAGATCGAAACCGCATTCGGCGTGTAAGTAACCGACGCCTCAAAACTCTTCGCTTAAGGACAATCCAAATGGCTGTAGACATTCTCAACGTATTCACTCAGGACGCTTTCGGCGTGGTCGCCCTGACTGAAGCAATCAACGACATAACGCCGCAATACGGGCGCCTCGGCGCCATGGGCCTCTTCAAAGACGAAGGGGTCAATCAGCGCATGGTCGCGGTGGACTTCGACCCCATCACCAACCAACTGCTCCCGCAATCCCGCTGGGGCGGACCGGGCGTGGCCAACAAGACCAACGTCGCGCGCACGCGCAGCTATAACCTGCCGCACTTCCCCATCAACGATCAGATTCTCGCTGGGGATCTGCAGGGGCGCCGCCGGCCTGGCTCCGACGAAGTCCAGGACGCGCAATGGCTCCTGGGCAAGAAGATGAAGGAAATGCGCCTCAAGCTCGAACAAACTCTCGAGTGGATGCGCCTGGGCGTGCTCAAGGGCGGCATCGTGGCAGACGGCTTGGGCAATACCATCCTGAACATCTATTCCGATTTCGGGCTCACTCAAGCGGTCACTTCGCTGGCCCTCGCTACCTCGACGACCGACGTCATGGGCGCGATCGCGAAACAGAAGCGCGTGACGCTGCTCAACCTGCGCGGCGAGCTGATGACCCAGTTTATCGGCTTGTGCTCGGATACCTTCTACGATGCGCTGGTCTCGCATCCCAACGTGAAGGTGGCCTTCACTTATTACCAGAACAACGGGCAGAACCTGGCCGGCGATTATTCGGGCACTAACGAGCAGCCCAACGCCGCGGGCATGACCAATCAGGGCGTGCGCGGCTTTGTGTTCGGCGGAGTCACCTGGGTGGATTATACCGGCGCCGTAACCGATTCGACCGGCGCCAGCCAGCCGCTGATCGATGCCGGCTCCTCCTATCTCTTCCCGCTCGGGACCTCGGTCTTCAAGACCTTTTACGCGCCTGCCGACTACATGGAGACGGTCAACACGGAAGGCCTGCCCTTCTATTCGAAACAGAGACCGTTGAACTATGACAAGGGCATCGAGATGGAGTGTCAGTCCAATCCGCTGCCGATTTGTCTCAAGCCTCTGGTCATTCAGAAGCTGACCATCTGAGCCTCCCCGTGGGCAACTTCGCCAGTCTCCTGGCAACCCTGAACGCGGGCGCCATAGGTGTGTTCGGGACCGCGGCGACGTACCAGCCGCCGACAGGTCCCGCGCTGCAGATCCAGGGAATCATCCTCGCGTCCGGGATGCCGGAATCCAAGGCGCCCGGCTACTTCTGTGATTTCTTCGTCTCCGTGGGCGCGAATCCGGGAGAGCTTCCGTTCGCGCCGGTCCGCTACGTGACGGTGATCTTGAACGGCGTGGCCTACTACGTCAACGATGTCACCGCGGACAAAGTGGGGAACGGTTACCGCCTCATCCTCAACAAGAATTTTCCATGAAACCAAAATCTCAACCACAGCTTGAAGAATTGAAAACTCTCGCCGAATGCGAAGAGGCCATGAGCTGCCTGCTACGGCACTCGACCAGGCGCGAGGAACTGGAAGCCGAGCGAGACAGGCTGATGGGCGACACAAACCGGATGTATCAGCCGTCGATCGAGCTGATTACCAGTCATCAGCAGTCACTCGAATTGCAGTTGCGGCAGTACTACCTGACGCACGCCGCGGAGATCGAGAAGGATGGCGCGAAAATCCTGAAGCTCGCCAGCGGAGTCATGGGCATGCGTCTCACTCCGCCGTCGCTGAAACTGCTCAACAAAAAGTGGACCTGGCAGTCAGTGCTCGCGGCGCTGCATACCGTCTTTGGCGACAAGTTCGAGCGCATCCCGCCTCCGGAGCCGAACAAGCAGCTCATTAAGACGGATCTACCGGCCGAAGAGATGAAAGTCTACGGGCTCAAGCTCGAACAGGAAGAGATCTTCTACGCGGAGCCGCTGCGGGCAGCCGCCGTGTCGCATTAGGCCCCATGATCAGTCTCCAAATATCGAGAGCCGCGCGGCAGGCTGTCACAACGGGCCTCACCGCTACCTTCCAGGCGAACTTGAACCAGGCCTCCACCGATTTCGACGTTCCGAGTTTCACCATCGACTTCGCCGGCGAATCGGACGCGGGGATCACCTTCGTACAGGCCAAGCTCGCCCGCGAAGACCTCTTCAAGCTGCTGAAGCCGGCCACGAGCTGCATGGCCATCTGGTCGGATGAACTGGAAGACCAGAACTGGCAGCATCCCAACACCTTCTCCGGTTCGGTGACAGTCGCCGGGGAAGTTCACCGCTGGGTCGCCGTCTCGCAGCTCGCCGATCTGGCGAACGGCGAAGACTACCTGGACGCCATCAAAACCGCGCTGGTCGAGACGTTCAACGGCCGCGACTCCGAAATCAACGGCGGAGACGTTTGGTATAACCACGCCCTGCGCATCGAGAACACGGAGTGGGCCTGGTTTAAGGATGGCGCGATCGCTACCGTGCATTTTCAACTTTTATTCGAGGTAACTACGTCATGACCTATCGTTTTCTGGGGACGCAGACATTGATTCTCGGCCCCAACCCACAGAGGCTCACCAAGTTCGGTCAACAGTTCGAACTGACGGAAGCGCAGCTCCCGAACGTCCTGCATGAGCGCGGCATCACCGCGATTCCGGACGCGGCGTTCTGTGAAATCTTTCCCGAGGGGAAAGTGGATTCCAAAGCGAAAGACTTCGCCGAGCAAAAGAAGCGCGCCCTCACCGTGCTGCACGAGCTGAGGGCCAACGCAGTTGTGGGACAGGCGTCCCCGCCTGTCGATCCGGAACAAAACGTTCCTGAGCAAAAGGAGGCCATCTAAGTGGCAAACCAAATTTATACCAGGCTGCAGCGGGTCTATCCCGCGATCGAGACGACTTTCGGCATCGCGCCGGCGGGCGCCCCCTCCGATAGCGACTGCTGCCTGATCACCACCTTTTCCGGCGACGCGAAAAACCCCGAAATCGTGCGCCCCGACAAGACCGGCGCATTCGGCGAAATCCTGGGCATCATGGGACGGCGTTCGGCCACCTGGTCCGCCACACTCTCGGCCGCGGCGAATGGCGTTAAAGGCATCAAGCCGGATTGCGACGTCTTCCTGCAGCTCCTCTTCGGCCAGGCCTCCGTCGCCGTCGCCAGCACCTCGGTGACTTACACGATGAACGAGATCGGCTGCCCCACGGCCACCGTCTTCGATTACAACAACCCCGGTACGGCCGCTCAATTTGCCGCTCTGGGCTGTCTCTGCAGTAAGTTCAGTACTTCGTTCGGCGGCGACGTCCCCATGCTCAGCTTCTCGGGCGAGTGCATGTGGGTCTATGACACCATCCAGGCGGCGGACACGAATACCGACACGATCGCGCCCGGCGGCCTGGCCTCGTTCCCGGTACAGCCCAGCGCCCCGGTAACCAACGGCGCGCCGCCGCAAGGCTTCTCCGGGCTGATCACGCTCGACGGCAACGCCTTCACCACCGTGCGCACCGGCTCGATCGACGTGACGCTCGCGCGCGAGCTGGAGAAAGACGGCTTTTCGGTATACCCGATGGCGCCCGGCGCCGGATTGTATTCCGTCGCCTCCTCGGCCGAACTCTATGACGATGACTCGACGATTTTAAACACTCTCAAAACAGCGGCGAGCGATCCGCTGGGCCCGGTCATCGGCATCAGCTACCAGATCGGAACCATCCCCGGCAACATCTGGACCTACACGCTGAAGAATTGCCGCGTCACCATGCCGACCTATGACAAACAGCAGGCGCGCCGGACCGTGAAGTTCATGGGCAAGGCGCACGACACCACGATCGGTTCGGCCGACGCTTTCGTGCTGGTGATCACCTAACCCGGTTATGAACTACGAATCGCGGAGAACCTTTAAATCGACCTCCATGCCGGGAGTGGTCTTCGTCCTGCTGAAGATCAACGTCAAGCGCCGGCTTGCGTTCAATTTGCAGATGGCGAAAAAGTTCGAAGCGCTGCGCGAGATCTACAAGCGCCGCCTTCCGCTCGATGGCGAATACCAGGCCGCCGTTAAAGCTGCTCGGGAGAAAGCGCGGCCGGAAATCGAAGCGCTGATGGAATCCGAAAGCCTCACCCGCGAAGAGGCCACCAAAAAGTCCAAGATCAAAATCGAATTCCCGGAAGACAAGCTCGAACAGATCATGACCATCACCCAGGAAGCGCAAGAATACGATGCGCGGGAATGCACCCCGGATATGGTGAAGTTCTTCCTGCAGGAGATCACGGGCCTGGATATTGATGGAGTACCGGCCACCGCCGAGTCACTGATCGACGCCGGGCCCGACGATCTCTACCAGGAGATGGCGCAAGCCATCACCGGCCAGCTCGGCCTGACGAACACGGAGAAGGAAAATTTAACGTTAGCTGGCACTTCAGAGCCTCCGGCGGGTGGTCCAGCGAGTCCGGAGCCGGCGGCCTCACCTATGATTGCGGAGACTGTCGCGAGCGCGGCGACGACCTGACGCGCAACTGCCGCAAGTTTCACGCCGCGGACATGGATCCCGATCGCGGCCGCTGCTGGGAAGCGCGCTATACGGCCGGAAGCGGCAAGAACCAGATCGAATATTACGTCGACGTGGAAACCAATGAATGCCCGGTCGGCTTAATTTCCATCGACACTCTGCAACTCATGCAGACCGTGGACTCCGCGCGGGTAGTGCGCGAAGGCGGCGGAGGCGTGCTGTATGGCGCCGACTCTTCGAAGTGGCCGTGCTGGTATGCGGATGCGGTTGAAGTAATTGAGCTGGCGCGCAAAGCGGAACACTACGCCGGCATGAAAGCGATCAACTCGAGAGACTGAAATGGCAGGGTTCAAAATCACAATCAAGCGCGCCGTCCGCATTCAAGCTCCGCTGTTCACTCGCGCGCAGCGTGTCGCCGTAGGCAACATCGCGCTGAACGTGGTGCGCGATCGCATCAAGGCTGCCTCCGACGCGAACGACCAGCCGGCCAAGCCCCTCTGTGCCATTCGGCCGCGGCGCGGCGGCGCGTCCTACGTGGTGCAAAAACAGATGCGGACCGGCCGGCCGGCTATACGTGACTGGACCCTTACCGGAGCCATGCTGCAGTCCCTCCGGGTCACGGTGGCCACCGCCAAGCGGATTGTGATCAGTCCGACCGATGATCAGAAGGGCAAGCTGGCCGGCAATCAACAGCGCTGCGAGATGTTTGCGCTCTCGCCAAAAGACGAGGCGAAGGTCAATGAGGTCGTGGCGAAGTCCTACCAGGACATGGCCACTCGGATGATCGTGGCGTCCCAAATGTGGCGCGCCGCGGGCGCCGCGCTGATCGCCGGCAACGTAATGGACACCAGTGCCTAAGCAAACTGTAATCGAACTGATCCTCGAAGACGGGCAGATTGTCGGCTCAACCTCCAGGGTGAATGCTGCGCTTCAATCGATCGAAGATAAAGCCCAGCACCTCGGCGAACACCCCGGCTTCGATAAATTCGCGGAAGGCGTCAAGGGGTTCATCGAAGATCCCTTGCACTCGGCCGGCGAGGCGATGGAGGGCATCCTCCAAAAGATGGGGCCGTGGGGCGCCGGCGTGGCCGCGGCGTTTTCTGTCATAACCGTCGGTGCCGAACAGGCCGTCGAGGCCATGGAGAAGTTTGCGAGTCTGGGAGTGCAAACCCAGAACGTCACGCTGAAAACCGGACTGCTGACCCGCGAAGTCGGGGAGTTCGCCTTTGCCGCCAAAGCCGTTGGCAGCGATATTACTATCGTCGAGCGCCTCATGCGTGGCCTGACCATGGCCATCGAAGGTACCGACGAGAAATCGGCGAAGGCCCGGGAAACTCTGCGCGGCATGGGCGTGGACGTGGCCGGTCTGCGCGATGGCACGGCGTCCACCTCCGATACTCTGAAGACGCTCTCCGAGCACCTGAGCGCCATGACCAACGTTTGGGAGCGCAATCAGATCATGCTGGAATTGTTCAAAAAGTCCGGCATCGAAGCCATCCCGTTCATCATGAAACTGTCCGAAGAGCTTAAAGTAGCTCACGAGATGGGCTTCGGCCTGACGGACGATGAGCAGGCCAAGTTCATGAAGTACCAGGAGCAGTTAGAGCTGGTCAGTGCCGAATGGGACAAGCTCAAGCGCGAAATGATGGAGCCGATCTCGGCCGTCATCTCGCTAGTGATAGGCGATGGCAAGGGCAACCTGGTTGAGCAAGTCAAGCACGCGGTAATGAATTGGGCGGTGCCTGGATGGGGAACGCCGAGCGGCATCTTAGGAAGCCTCCCGGGCGCTGACATTTACGTCGGCGCCAAAAACGCAGCAACCAGCGCGGTGGGCGCCGCTCTGGGTGGGGCCGGGGGGTTCTACGGGACAACCACACCAGCGAATGGCCTGCCGTCCTTATGGAACGCGCTGATGGGCGACAACAGCCTGAATCTGGCCGCGCCGGGCGGCGTCGTGAAGCCTGGATATGCGGCGGGCTTCATGTCTCAGCTCGGTCCCATCCCGGCGGCCTATACCACGCGCGCCCAAGACGAAGAGGCATACTCACACACGCTCATCGGGGCTCAGGAGAATCTGGCGCAAGCTACCAAGGATGCCAAGACAGCCCACACCAATTACACCGATGGCGCTCTGAAGGATCTTCCGGCGCTGAGGGTCAAGTGGGATGAGGCCAAAGAAGCGGTAATCCAATACAAAAACGAGGTGGACTCGCTCAAGGAACACACCAAGATTGACAAGGATGCCGTTCTCAAACTGCCGGCGAATTACGACGCCGCGGCCTATGCCTTCCATCGATCGATCATCCCCAGCCTGTACGGTCCGGAGATGGCCGGCCTGAATTATTCAGACATGGCTTACGGCGACATGAACACCACCATCGCCGCCGGCCGCTCGACCGGGAATCTGGCGTTGTATAGAGGCATGGCCGGTTTCGGTGATACAAACACTTTCGACCGCGAGGAAATCGAGAAGCGGGTGAGCGGCATAGAAAAGAACGCCGGGCAGGATGTGCAGCTCGCCGGCGCGCAGCATTCGCTCGCGATGGTCGGCCACGAACCGGACGGCGAAGTGGCGCTCGCACAGCAAGAGCTGGACATCCGGATGAAAGCTCTGAAGAACGAATTGGACCTCAAGAGGGCGCGCTCCGATCTGTTCGACATGGCCAAAGAACAGTACGACTACGACAACAGAGCACAGACGGCGCGGTTCGATTTCGAAGAGAAGATCCTGGAGCTGCGCAAGCAGGAGGCGGAGCAGGCGCAGAAGGACGCAGACACCTTCGGCAAGCTGGTAGTCGATTTCTCGAATGCCGCGGAAACAGGTGGCCACCGCGGCATCTCGCAATTCTTCCGCGGCCAGGCGCACGGCCTGGAAGACACGATGATCGGCAACGTGGCCTCGACTGCCTTTAAGAACTTGGGCAGCGCGTTGATTCCGCACATGCCGGAAGGCCCATTAGGTGATCTGCTGAAGGGCACGCCATTCGCTCCGAAGAGTTCCGATTCGAAGCTGCTGCAGGATGCCACGCTAGACAATACCCTGGCCACGCGCGATAACACGGCCGCGGTGAGAGCGATGGCGATGTCCCGATCGGGAGGGGGCGGCGGCCTTGTGCCCGGAGGCGTTCCAGGCGCTGCTATGACCAGCGGCGGCGGATACGACAGCATGGGAGTTCCCATCGACAACAGTTCGGCCGATGCCCTCGGTATGTCGAGCTTAACTCCGAGTTGGGCCGGCAGCAGCGGCGCGCCCGATCTCTCGAGCAGCGCGTATTTCAGTATGCCGGCGGCCGCGGCGCTGGCGAGCACGTTGGGCGCGTCTCCCGCGGTAGCCGCGAAACTCAGCGGAATGATGGCCCTGTCCGCCAAGCTGAGAAGCGTAAGCGCCACGACCGGCGGCTTCATGACCGGAGTCGGGCAGGGAATGTCCGATCCGCTCGGGATGCTGTTCGGCTCGACTGGCCCCAACGGCGGCTACGAAGGCACGCTCACCACCTCACAAGGCATAGGCGCTGGAATTGGAATCGCCGGCGCCGGCATGGGCGTTTACTCCGGTATCTCCCAGATGGCCCGGGGAGGCGCGCACAACGATCTCGCGGGCGTCGGCACAACGTTGATGGCTATAGCTCCGCTCACCGGGCCCGCCGCGCCGTTCGTGGAAGGCGCGGGTATGGCTGCTTCCTTCGTCTCGATGATCCTGGGGGATCCCAGGCTGCAGCGCGGTACGCAGATCACCAACTGGGCGGCGCAGGACGCTTATACCGGGCCCGATCCAGTAAGTTATGCCCGCAGCATGTCTGGCGGGACAGTGGGCACGGACATGTTCGGCAACTCGCGCGCGGTCGGCAACCAAACCACCATCACAATTCACGCGATGGATAGTGACTCATTCAACACCTTCCTGCAGAACCACCCGACGCAGCTCGATGCCGGCATGTATAACGTTGTGCAGAACGGCTCGAAAAGCGTGCCAGCCCTTCGCCAAGCTCTCCTGGGAGGCTAAGTGGCCGGCGCATTCCCAAGCATCAGCGGCGCCTATCCGGTCCGCTTCCCATACAAGCATACCCTCCTGATCCGCTCCTGCTGCATGAGCTTCTGGAGCGGTGCCAGCCAGCGTTACGCCATCTCTGGCCTGCTGAACTCGTTCAAGTGGAATTATCGCCGGATCAATTACTTCGACCTGCAGACCGTTCAAGCATTCTTCAATGCGCAGAAGGGCGCGTTCGATTACACCTGGTCGATCTCACTTGTGGATCCCGCCACCGAACTCATCCGGTCCTACGCCAACATGGCGTTCGATTCGGACGCCTTCACCTACACGGAGAATCCGGCGCAGTGGTTTTCGCTCGGCCTCGATGCTGTGCAGACCGTCTCGGAAGCGGTCTCCGCCAACCCGGTCAGTGTTCAGGGATTCGGTCCGGACGCCCTGACTTCGGACACCAGCAACCCTCCGTTCGTCGCCTCGGTTTCGTCCGCAACCGTCAACCCCGCGTGGCTGTCCTTCAATGGCGACGCAACCAACGGCTGGATGACCGCGGGCGTGCCCTGCTGGATCGAGCTCGATACCGGAGCGGGCAGCGCCTCTGTGCTTGGTTCTTACGCAATCGCCGGCGGCTATGCAGGCGCGGGGAACGGTCCGCAGGCCTGGACCATGGAGGGCTCGAACGACGGGACGACGTGGGTGACTCTCGACTCCCAGACCGGCCAGACCACGGGTTGGGGATTCGCCGGCGGCGGCGCCCTCCTCCAGACCTACACCATCGCCTCGCCAGGCGCCGCTTATCGATACTTCCGGCTCAACGTCACTGCGAACAATGGCGGCTCTGTCACCGAAATTGACGCGCTTTATCTCTATTCCGCCGCATCGACGCTGGTGGGTCCGAGCTATCCGGCCATCAATGGCGGCGTACTGGTGCAGATCCCTTTCGGCACGGCGCCGTCGTTCAAGACTTTCCGTAACGATCTGGATTCCGGTAAGCGCATCTCCTGGGCGGCATGGCCCGTTCCGCTGAACAAATGGGCGCTGAGCTATCCGGCCATCACGGACGAGGAAGTGCAGGAGCTGGTCATCTTCTATCTGACTCAGGGCGGCGCCGTGAATCAGTTTTCCTTTACCGATCCCAACACCCTCGCGGTGCATGACTCCTGCTACTTCGGAGCGCAGGGCATCGAGCTAACACGCATCAGCCCGAACCTCAACAGTCTCAGATGTTCGATCGAGGAATTCAGCTCTATCGCCGGCGTCACGCCACAGATCATCACTTTTCCGGGGATACCGAATCATCTCCCCACCGATGCGCCCTTCGCGCTCGCGGCTACCGCCAGCTCCGGACTTGCCGTTTCCTATTCGGTCACTTCCGGACCGGCCACGATCTCCGGCAGCACCGTTACGATCACCGGGAGCGGAGTCGTCACCATCCAGGCGTCCCAGGCCGGAGCCGGCACCTATGCGGCGGCCACTCCCGTAAGCGTTACCTTTACGGTAACCACCACGCCTCCGCCGCCTGCTACGCCGACGCTGGCCCCATTCGTAACTATCCGGGAATCCACGGCGCAAACGCCGGCCACGGCGGCCAGTATTACGATCCCCTGGCCCACGGGAACGATCGCCGGCGACCTGGCTGTTCTCTTCGTCGCCGCGGGATACGGACCATCCGCGGTGCCCACCGGCTGGACATCGCTCTATGAACAGACCACCGCGACAAACATCAACGGCTTAGTCGCGTGGAAGACGCTCACTTCCGGAGACATCACCGCTGGCAGCGTCACCGTGAATCTCCTGGGCAGCTCCCCGGCAGGCGCTCAGATCATTACGCTGGTCCGCGCGCCGGCAGTTCTCGAGTGCGACGGCGATCAGCAGGTCTCTGTTCTAACCGATTCCATCTCCACATCGGGAGCGGTACCCGCTGGAGCGCTGGCGCTGTACTTCGGAGCGGGCCGCGCGGACGGCCTCAGTCCGCACGTGACCGTGAACCGGGGAACGCTTCTGAACAGCGAAGCCGACGCGGACTTCTCGACCTGCATGTACAGCGAGGTAATGCCCGGCGGAGTCATCACGGCGATATTCGATTTCTCGCCGAG